TTATTCCATTGTACAAAGTCGATTACGCCCACTTCTCTTTGCTTGATATAATGCTTTATCGGCACGTGATACTACGCTGATATCAGTGTCAGAATCCTTCAACACAGCCAAGCCAAAACTCGCTGTAACCGCAATGGATAAATCATCAAGCTTCAGCGGCTTTTCATTAAGCGCTTTAATTAATTCTTCAGTCCGTTGTATTGCACTTTGATAGCAATAACCTTCAAATATGAGCAAAAACTCTTCACCACCAAATCGATACACTTGGTCGGTTGAGTGGATTGAATTTTTTAAGAAATGGGCAAAACAAACTAAAACCTGATCGCCAACGTCATGACCATACTCGTCATTGATTTTCTTAAAATAATCAATATCTGCTAATACAAAGTAGACATCACTGTCAGAGCCTCTAAACCTGTTTGCCATTCTCTGATATGTCACAAACGACTCATAGAATGCTCTTCGATTGTTAATCTTAGTAAGTGGATCCTGAAATGCCATGTTTTTCATATCTGCGGCAAAATTTTGTAGACACTCTTTTCTGTAATAAAAACGTCGCTTTAGGGTATGTTCATGAATAGAGATAATCACACCTGTTAAATTTGTAGCAAGATATCCCATGCCAACAATAAATAAAGAATAGGCGTCAATATCTTTCGATACATAAATAATTAAAAAACCGGTCAAGGAATATAAAGAACATAAAAAAATCGACATTAACACATTAAATAATGTTGAAAAATAAATTGCAATTACAATGATAATATCAAATAAAGCATGGAGAAAATAATCGTCTTTATAAATTAATACCATGCCTTGTAAATTCGCAAAAATAAATGCTGTCAGTATAAAAGTCACCGCCCTAAAGGAGGCGACATTTTTTAAATGACGCAACATAAAAATAGCCGCTATACAGCAAATGACTAATCCGCCACGCCAAACTAAGGCTATCGCAGGCCAGTACTGCTGCTTGATAACCATATGGTCAAAACAGAGCAGGATAGATAACACTAATGCAATGACGGCAAGTAGCAGTCTGGCAATGTGCTTGTCTTGATTTATTTTTACGCCAATAAAACGACTTTCTAACTCAGAGTCCTTAAATTGGCGGGTTCTCGTAAGTAATGTCTGTTTTTCTCATTCGATAATGCCTTCATAGCGTAATAAATTCTCTTTTTAAAATTTTTGGCCTCTAAAGGACTATTGTCATTACAACTGATAATAAAGAGACGGTGATTTGGATCTAATACTTCAATCGATACTTTTAGCCATTTTGGCAGAACGCAACGCAACCAAATTAAATATTAATATTTTCAATGAATTAAGATCATAAACCTTCTTCATACACTAGAGGATTCAACTCACTACATATGTAACATGTGAGCGCTATTTTTTTATTGTGAGCTATACAACGTAAATTCGTCAAAAATAAAGTGAGAAAGTTCGGACATACTTTTACGCCAGAACAATGACTTAATAGCCTCAGAGGCTAAAGGATATACCATTCCCTCGAGGTCGCCGCAGGACATTAGCGTTAGTAGCGTGAGCAAGTCGTGGTCTTATCTTGTATCTGCTCCAAAGGGTAATGGAGAATATCAGCATGATATATGGCAGATCATTGACCATGCACTTCACGACATTCAGTCATCCTGACTATTAGATGCCAGATAATATTAGTCAAATCAGAGACAAACCTCTGACGCGATAGCATTATCACGCTTAATGCTCAAGGAGCTTTCAACTCCGTGAGGGGCGTCTTGGCTGCGAGTGAAAACATTAGCAAGGAGGATACGCTTAATCGAAGTAAGTTGAAAATCAGGAGGGTGAAGCTCCACAATTTTGACTTTGCGATTAAATAATGTCAGCTAAATTAGGGCGTGTTGACGTTTCGAGATTGGATTTTGTTCGTTCTGGCAAGCACATGCTCGTGAAACGAGGAATGATGTGTCGTTATTCTACTCAAATGACGAGCGGCTCTTATGACAGAAAGTAAGCGCAAGGGCTTGCCAGACGAGCCCTTCGGGCAGCATTTGGCTGCAAAAATAACCCTGAAACGTCAACACGCCCTAGGCACTCAAAGAAGTTAATCAATCCCAAATCACAGTGATTGTAGCGCGGCGCGAATTATGATCATGCGTCGCTATAAACTTGATCATCCGATTCTATCGCTTATTGGCCTCATTTGCCTATCACGTTTAAACACTGATAAGAGGCCATGTAAACCTCATTTAAACGCCCTTTATACATCCCTTTCCCATACCACAATTTCACTCTCTCGCACGGTTTTTCGACTTGCATTTCGAAAGAAAAGCAGTGGGCATTTCTGTGATTTACTTTTCTCAGACAATTTACTGACTCATGCGAGCATAAATTTGCGCGATTTTGAATCTGTTTTATTGTTTGTAAAAACCCCAACATACTTATAAGAAGGAGATTTTATGCATGCAGTTCATGCAGATTCGTTTCAAAGTATAGAGAACAAAGTTGTATTACTTATGGATTGCCTAGAGGGTAAGCGGGTCGAGCTGGGCCAGTCGAGTCATATAGCATGGTATGAACACTTAAACTCTATTCTGACGGATGTGCAAAACTTAAAACATCAGCTCAACAACTAACCTGAAAGCCCCGTAAGGGGCTTTTATTTATCCAGACTTAAACCTCTACCCCATCAACTAAAACCGCACCATCAAACTCTGGTAGGGCCATCATGTGAGCATAGGCTGCCTGGCGAGGTGTCATGCCGTCAAAATCAGGGTTATCCAAGTTAATACTAAATACCTTAGTGTTGCGGCCATCCTTCACTATATCAACTGGCGGCTTGCCAGCATCAAACGCGGCTTGTGACATAAACACGCTAACAATAGCGCTACAGCCTCGGCCGCCGTGGGTATCCTTTAACAGCTTGTACGATTGGTTAATTGCCTCACCTTCACCACCAGGCGCGGAAGTAATATCTAACCGCTCCGATAACGATGAGTTATTACTCACGCTGAGTTCAGAAATAACCAGCATCGGGTTAGCGAGTTGTAAGCCGGATGCCAAAGTAATTGTTGATAATGTAAATGCCATAATGACCTCTATTGCTCTGTTGATATAAGTGTAAGTGTTTGAGTATTAACGTTTGCTGTTGCATGGAATCTGCTAAAGCTAACAACTAGGATGCGATAACTAAAATCGCTGGTTGAAACAGTGTTATCCGTATAGGTAGACGATCCACTACAACGCTCAATGGTTTCCCAGTGGGCTGGCGGTTCGGCTTCATAAAAGCTGTCAGTAACACCAGAAAAAACACCACTGCTAACAGTTGCCCAGCTACCTGATCCAATCTTGCGTTGTAACTGCCAAGATAACTGCGGTTGAGTTGGATTACCTGAAGGGGCGCTACTCTGGCTAGACATACCGCTCAAGTTAAACGAAACCACAATGACTTTAGGCTTACCATTGGTACCAAAAGGCCCAATCTCCACCGGATAACTATTAGCCGTATAAGGAGTTTTGCTGCTATTAGTCACGCCAGTTTTCAGCACGCCAGCACTGAGCGAACCGCCAAAGTAAGCATCGCCATTTGCAGCAAGATAAGTGATCGCATTGGATTTACGCAGATTAGCCCAATCAGGCGCACCGTTAAGCAGCAGTTTAGGCCCATACCATTCAACAAGGCCATCAGGGCCAAATGCTGTTGCAGATTGCACCTTCATAAATGCGCTACCAATCAGCCTGACTTCACCGCCCTCGATAATGGGGGATGAGATCTTTTCACCCGCTTTAATATGGCGGCCTAGGATCGCATCTGAAGCAATTGAGTTAGCAGTAAGCCCACCGAACACAGCTAAGCGAGCCACCAAGCTATCAAATAATGCGCTGGTCGCCACCAATTTATTGATTAACGCAGCATCAGCCAATAGTTCGTTGGCGGTAACGGCATTAGCGGCAATTTTTCCAGCACTAACAGCATTTGCAGCAATCTTGTCAGCAGTAACTGCATTAGCAGCAATATTTTGAGCAACTACCTGCCCAGCACCGACTTCAGTTACCGAAATATCTTTAACAAATAATTTCTTGGTTGAAGTATTAGACCAGTTTAGAAGCCGAATACCTGCCTCTTTAGCGGCCGCATCCAGCTTAATAAATGGGTTTGATGAAGGGCCAGTGTGTGCAGGACAATCATTAACATCACGGTTAGCCCCAATCAGATAAACTATATACTCAACATATTCAGTAGAAGGGGCACCATAACTAAAATAAATGTTATTTCCGGTAGATTGCAGCAACCTATTTGGATAATACCCATAAAGCAACATATTACCTTGACCATTATGCGCGGCTAATGCACCACCATCATTCCCCATGTTCCACGCTTGAGCACCAAGATAAAAAAGCCCCTCAGTAGAGTTTGCTTTAATTTTCATTGATATACGATATATTTTATCGTGATTAATCTTCCATGACTTGCACCAGACTGAGTGCATAGAATTTGATGTAATTACTATTGCTTTTTCAGTGCTATCGTAAGAAATAATAGCATTGTTACCGCCAGTCCCATCTTCTAGAACGCCACCCCAACCGATTAAATTTCCGCTAGTCGAAACAGGGTTAACATATTCTCTAGCAAGGATCGCTAACTTATCGGCTTGAATCGCACCAGCCGCAATGCTGTTTGCGGCTAATCCACCAAAGATACCCAACTGGGCCTGTAGTTGATTAAATAAGCCCACATTGGCGATCAGCTTTTGAATTAGCGCAGTATCAGCAGTGATTTTGTCAGCAGTAACAACACCAGATTGCAAATGATTTGTAGCAATAGCCAAGGCGGCAATTTTCTCGGCGGTAATCGCATTAGCGCCAACCTTATCAACCGTTACCGCACCCGCTTGCAAATGGTTTGTGGCAATCGCCAAGGCGGCAATTTTTTCGGCAGTTATCGCATTAGCGCCAACCTTGTCAGCAGTGATAGCACCAGATTGCAAATGGTTTGTGGCAATGGCTAAGGCGGCAATTTTCTCGGCGGTAATCGCATTTGCACTAACCTTATCAACTGTAACCGCGCCAGCCTGCAAATGGTTTGTGGCAATGGCTAACGCGGCGATAGTTTCGGCGGTAAGCCCTCCAAAATTACCTAACCTCGATTTTAATGCCGTAAATTGGCCTGAATAGGCTAATAAATTGCCAAAGCTAGCATTACCAAGCTTTGCATACAAAATCCGCTCACTGTTAACAGTTGTCGATGGTGCGGGGGCGTAGGTATTTGAGCCAGCATGCAGAAGCTCTTGATTGTAGTAAACTTCAGGCAATACGCTTAAATCACTAGCAAAATGATAAATAGCGCCGCCGCCTCGAAGCATAAAGCAATATGCTTGGTTTTGGCCGAAACGAAACAAATCACCAAGTAACTCTGTATATTCCCATCGATGACTAAGCAATTGGTCGAAATATCCCGCACCACCCCAACCACCAAAATTACCCAACCAATCGATAGTTAACTGGCCTTTATGAGTAGATGAGTACCAATCGTTTGGCGCTTGTTCATTGTAACCACGCCATATTTTTATGCGGCGATTAACATCTTGAGAACCACCCCAAAAAACCACTGGATAGTATTTGTTGCTATCACCACCGATAACAATATCTTTTCGATACGGTAAACCAGATATGTTAAAGAGGTTATCTAAAGCGGCAGCCTCAGCCGCATTAATTCGGTTATTTAATTCAGCATTTGCAGCCGTTAGTGCTGAATTGGCTTTAGCCGTTGCATCAGTTGCAGCCGTACTAATCGCATCTGTTTTTGCTGCATTAGCCTTGTTTATGGCATCCAAGGCAGCATTAGCCTCTGCCTGTGCCTTGGCATTATTTGCTTTGGTAGTAGCATCGGCAGCAGCGGCAGCAATCGCCGCGCTTTGGGCATTATTAGCCTTGGTAGTGGCATCATCACTTGCCACTACAAGATTAGATAATGGGGTAAAGGTAATATTATTTAAATAGAAACCAGAACCATAAAAAGCAGCCTTAAAAAACAAGGTTAAATTTCTACTTGCTACGGTTTCCTTAAGAACTGTGCCATTAATTGAATAGTAGACCTTAAGTCCATCATATTTAACATTAAGCACATCACCCACAGCAGGCGAGCGGCTTAAAACAACACCTTTAGCTGAGCCACTTTCATAAATAGCGTAGTTAGCTAGATCTGCGTAAATAGCAAAACTAATATCGTTATAGCCTATTATGGCGCTAGGAACAGTTGTTAAACCAACCATGACCCTACGAGTAGAACCTGACAATGATTCTACCGTGACTGTTATAGATGCTCCGCCATTGTGGCTTAACTTAGAATAAACACTCCCATCCCATGATGGGGATGGACTATTATGCCCACACGTTGCCCCTAGAACCGAACTGTAACTACCATTAGTTGTTAAACCTAAAATATCATTCGCACTAATAGCATCAGCCTTAGCGGTATTCGCCTTATTTATCGCATCCAAGGCAGCATTAGCCTCGGCCTGTGCTTTGGCATTATTTGCCTTAGTCGTGGCATCGGCAGCAGCGGCAGCAATCGCAGCTGCTTTAGCTGCATCCGCTTTAGTAGTTGCATCAGTAGCAGCAGAACTGATCGCCTGAGTCTTAGCATTGTTAGCTTTGGTAGTAGCATCAGTTGAAGCAGTGCTAATCGCATCAGCCTTAGCGGCATTAGCCTTATTCAACGCATCTAGGGCAGCACTAGCAGTTGCATTTGATTGAGCCTGAGCAGCCTGATTTAATGCGTAATTTTCTAAATCTACAGGCGCTGGCGCCCACGCTGTTGGTTTGTTACCTTCTTCAAGCTTATACCAACTGCAATGAACTGTTCCCGTTCTAGTTCCGCCGTTTGGATAAAGGTAAGAGTTAATTGAATAGCTCCCAGTTGAAGGAGCAACAAATGTTACATCTTTAACTGACTCACTTAATGTTGAAATTGATAATGCCTTTGAAAACGACCAATCAGGCTTATAGATATAAATAACAAGATAATGCCCTTCATCAAGCGCTTTTTGGCTAACATAACCAGCAGCAGAAAAGACATATTCACGACCAGATACTAGATTTATAACCCTGTTAGCGAAACCATAAGATGTTGAATCAGCATTAATTAGTGAGTTTTCAACTAAGTTTGTCCCTCCTATTTTTAATGCGCCGATTTTATTTGTGGCATCGGTTGAAGCTGTACTAATCGCATCATCTTTAGCCGTATTCGCCTTATTGAGCGCATCGAGCGCAGCATTAGCCTCAGCCTGTGCTCTAGCATTATTTGCCTTGCTAGTAGCATCGGCAGCAGCGGCAGCAATCGCCGCCGCTTTGGCGGCATCGGCCTTAGCCTGGGCATCAGCAATCGCTCTGGCCTCTTCATCACTCACAATGCCATCGGCATAAGCTTTGGCTGTAGTTTCGGCTAAGTTTGCCTTAGCCAAGGCGTAAGACTCTGCGGCCGCTTTGGCGTTGTTAGCCTTGGTAGTGGCATCGGTAGCAGCGGCAGCAATTGCCGCACTTTGGGCGCTACTGGCTTTTGACTGGGCACCGCTAGGCGTTTCACCGCCCAAAGCTGGCGCGTTAATGCCTTGGTTAAGCAATGACAACGCTGTGATCAAGTTATTAGCTAATGCAGGGTTATTAAGCGCATCTTGCGCGGCCAACATGTCTTTGTCAGGAGCGTTCGGCAACTTACCAGCTAATAAATTATCAAGCTTGGCTTCTTCCTCAGGCGTAAAGATTGGGCCTATATCTGGCTTAATCTTAGACCAGGTATAATCCTGCCAGTTACCGCTTGGGGTAGCAGTTGGTTTATCGGTAGCAAGGCCCATATAGGCTTTACCATCACCCAAGGCTTCTACGGTAGTAAAGCCCGTACCTTGGTTATCATCAGCCCATGCAAACCAGGTATAGCTTTTAAACGTGTTACCAATCAGGTCAATGATCGATGAGTTATCCGCCGAGGTTGTGGCTTGCACAGGGCCATACCAGCTGCTTGCACCGTAGTTATTAATGGTACGTGCCCACACTTGATAACGGGTATTAGGGTGTCTATCTGGCCATACAGCGTCTTTACCTGTGCCGATAAGCGCCGCATCAGCGATATTGTTGGTGATGCTACCTAAGATCTCAAACTGTGTAGTTTGCGCAATCGCAGCGGCGGTTGTGGGGCGGAGTGTTAGCGTTAATGGCCCCGCAATCACTTCAATTCCGGTCACTGGTGCAGGCAGAGTAGCCCCAATAGTGATGGTGGCAGGAGCATTAGAGCGGTTGGCGAAAAGGTTTAGCGCCCATACTGATACGGTATAAAAACCTGCATCAAATTTTGGCAGCAATAAGCGGGTGGCGTCTGCGTTGGTTTGATAAACCACTTCACCTAAGCCGTTGCTCACCTCAATAACATAGCGATAGCTACTGTTATTAGCAGGGGCGCTCCATGTCAGTTCACCTTGCCATTGGGGGTCATCTTGATATTCAACGTACTGCAAACCAACTGGCGTTGGTACCGTAGCAGGATTGGGTAAAATCACGTTAGGGGTTAAGTCTCGCTCGGTATAACTACCCATGGCGTAGTCGAATAACTCGGGTGAGGTTTCAACCAAAATCAAACTAACAGGTTTACCGTAATCAAACTGCCAATCAACGATTTGAAAGGTGCCATCAATCCCCAAGCGTGGCAGGCTTAAGCCCACCACTTTACCCACGCTCACAGCTACCCCAATCATTTTAACGGGCATAGAGATTTGCATGCCTGCACGCTTCTGCTCTAAGTACAGTTTACCTAGGCGTTGTGCTGTCCAAACTGATTGGGTAAAGGGCAGATCTAAATCGTGATCAATATATTCGCCATCGTCTTGGGCACGATAATAGCTAGACTCATACGGCGGGAAGTCCGTTGGCTGATAGAAGTTCTCAGGGTCAACAAAGGTACCGCGCACTGCGTTGCACAGTTCTGCACGGGGCGTATATGGCCTAACATCAATATCACCTGCGGCATCATCCTCGGTTAACACCAGAACTTCTGGCCCTTGGTACACGCCTGCATATAACCGATACTGGCCGCTAACATACACATGCATGCCAGCGCCCGCCGTTAGCATTTTCTCCATAATGGATGAAGGCGACACATCGGTGTTATAGGTACCATTACAGGTATAGCGCTTCTCAAATTTACCCGTTTTATATTCAACCAGTTGATCACTATCGTTGGCCGCCGCTGCAAAATAACTTAAATCAATTTCGTGTGCTGCGGCTCCAACGCCTGACTCAAAGCGGTTATAGTCCAAGCAGCATAATGCCCAGTTATCAGACCATTCCCACGTTGCAGGGTCACTCCAGTTATGGGTGGTTTTACGGGGGTCATAGACTTGTTTGCCGCGCACCAACGCTTTGATGTTCGGTACACCGTTGGGGAATACCTTGGTATCAAACTTGAGGCGAGCATAGAGGTACGTGACACCAAAGCCAACGTGGGCCGATGTCCACTGGCGGCATTCAGCGGTTAAATCAGGATCAGAGGTGGTTTGATTGCCAAGGTGAATTTTGATCCGTGCAACACTGGCATACTTTGCCGTTAGCGCACCATTGGCCCAGGCTACGTCATCGCCAAAATAGATTTTTTCAATACCATCACATCGATGGCCCGCTAAGGGGATCACTAAATGAAGGTAGGCATTATCCGTCCCCGTTTCCTCCGCAAACACCAGAGGGCCAGATACCATAGCTCGCCCGTAAATCCCGCGCCTAGGCTCAACAGGGCTACGCAGCATCTGCTGCTGTGAGAAGGCTTCGTTAGCAAAACTACCACCATCAAACTTAGGCGTGGCTGCATAGGTCAGTGCCGCAGCGCCAATCCCAATCGCAATCGCCGCAGCGGTAGAGACTACCCCAGCAGCAGCGACACCCGCCGCAATCCCAACGATTACTGGTGGCATGGCAACCTCCAACCAAACTCTACCAGCGTCAGCGGTAACACTACTGCACCTTGCTCACCCATCGCCCACACATTCGCGCCCCAAACAATCCCCAGCGCTGGCGCATCGTCTTGCATCAATAACGCAATATCGCCACGCGCTAGGGCTAATACATCCACACGCTCACCAAATGCAGCATCAGCAATCTCCAGTATCGAGTGAAAGCCCGCGCGGCGTAGTGCCCGCGTTGCGCCTAACTTGCTGTGATAGTGACCGCGAAGTTCTGCTGCTGGGTCAAAACCACACATTTTTTGCACCCAGTTAGCAACGAACAAGCAGCAGTCACATTGGCCCCATTCAAAAGGGCGGCGACGGTAATATGGTAAAAACTCAATGAAGTTATTAGTCATTTCATCACCTTTGATTCTGCGCGGTACCACGTCCACCACCGCCGCCAGAACCGCCCACAGCTTTACCAGGCACGCCCCAAAAAATTTCTTTCTCAGCCATTTGGCTAACAAACTCAAAAAACTTATCACCAGGGTGGCGGGCTTGTTGGTCAGCATCGGTATAGCGGCTATTGCGTGGGTTCTTCCAATCCACACCACGGCTATTAAGATCAAGCTGGATAGTTGAAGGGTTGCCTAAGCGAATGTTCATCACATCCATGCGGCCACTAAACAAGGTGTCGCGAGCCACGATTTGACAAAAGTTATCGAGGGCGGCCAAGTACAAACTCCCTTGGCGATTTTGGTAATGCTCGGTTAAGGCGATCGACGCTAGCTCTTGTGGGATACCCGACAAGGTTAATCGTAGGCGGTAGGGTTGCACTTGGCCTGATTGTCTAACCATGCCAACTTTGCCAAGCACACCAGTGCCCTTGTAAACTAAACCTTGATACAGGGCATCACCGACACCCGAGTGCAAACGCAACATGCCAGAGGCAAAATCGAGTTCGGTCATTAAAATGGCGCTGATATTAGGGCGACGTAACCACTGTTGCATTTCAGCCGTCATAAACTGATTCATAGACTGACGTCCTCGATAAGTGAAAGGGTTAAACTGGAGAGGATCAGCCGCTTAGTAGAACGACGACCACCTTGGTCATCGTCCTTTAGCATCATCACGGCTTTTGCTTTACGGGTTATAAGTGCGGTGCCGTCATTGGGGATATGCCGCATGGGCGCTTCAAACAAAAGCTGACAATGACCTAATGCATTTGCAGTCGCATCAGCGGTCATAATGTGGAGTTGGTTATTGAGTTGAAAGTAATCACCCGTGCGTAAAAACAGGGTGTTAGGTTGGCAACCGCGCACCGTTAGCTGATACCCAAACTGACCAGCACCATGCACAACTGGTGCGCCTAACGCACTACCACGCGGGCTAGCAAACGCATGATCCCACAATAGAATACGCCCAGCCGCACCACGTAATTGTGCTAACAGGCCAAACAAAGTAGCCCCTTTCGCACGGGTAAGCGTATCAAAACGCAACTGTGCTTCCCACGCGGCACCAGGCAGTTCCAGCGTTTGGCGTGAGCTGTTAAACGGATTACTAAATACCTCCGTTTGCGCTTTTAAGCGCCACACACATTCAGTGGGATAAATATCGTCAGGAAAAATTAACATAGGTCAATCAACAATGGGCCGCTAAATCAGGGTATGGCCCAGTGTGACTGACTACGTTGTTTAGCTGGATTGGAAAGGTTTCGGGATAGCGTTATCCCCGAGCGCGAAACACCTCGCCGCGGTTATTAAGGTCATCCACCACAGCAGCCTTCGTCATTTGGACAAGCTGTGGCAGCACATCCTCAAGTGTCTGGGCGTCACTATCGTTTTTGACCACAATGGTGTTGCTTTGCTGGATCACAACATTGCTACCACCTGAGCCACCATTCGCGGTTGCCTGCATCGCATTCATCAAGGTTTGTTGCTGCTTGCGGGTGTAAATGGTTTCGCCACCATCGAGCAAGTACGTACCTTCACGGGGGATAGTGCCACCACCATGGAACTTACCGATAATGCTCGGCAGCAAGGCCAGTGCCGCCACCATGGCCGCCATACCAATCATGGCACCACTTCCCATAGTTGCAATCGAGGTGGTTGCCGCTGCGGGGGCCATTGAGGCTGTCACCGAGGCCCCTGTGCTGGCAGCGGTAGTGGTGGCCACAGCGGCATTTTTTACCATAAGGCTATTATCGAATGCGGCAGCTAGGGCTTTTTGTGCCATCCACTCTACTAGCATTTGCACCGCAGCTTTACCCACGCCTTTGAGCACTTGCTGTGTGGCTTGGCCAAAATCCTTAGCTTCAAACAGTGCATCTGCGGTGGCACTACCAATCCCTTGGCTCATGCGTTCAACACTGTTCTGCCACATTTCGTTCCAATCAAAGGCCACACTTTGGTTAATGCCTGTCATCGCCTCAGCATGTCGCCGCTGTTCGGCTTCAATCAAGGCGTTAATCTGAGCACGCTTGGCCACCTCTGATTCAGGGGTGTTGTTCAACTCGGTATTGAGCACATCCAAGTTATTGGCATGCGTCTGTTGCTCAGCATATTTAGGATCGAGTTGGTTCTGTAACTGGCTATAGGGCGTGCTGGCTTCATACTGGTTTTTCAGTTGTGCCAATAAGCGAGTGCGTTCAGCAATCGGTACGTTAGCCGCTTCAAAATAGCCCTTTAACAACACCTCATGTTTGGCGTATTCCTTGGCTGCTTGGGTGACAGGATCAATCGTCCCCAGCAGGGTTTTAAGTTGATCTTCGCGCTGTTTCTCGGCTTCTTTATTTTTCTTAGTTTGTTCTTCGGCTGCCTTAGCTGCATCGAGATCGGCGGCCACCTTTTTCAGCTTTTCAGCCATCAGAGGATCAAGCCCTTTAAGCGCACCGACTTCCAACTCATAGCGCAGCTTGGCCGCTTCTGAGGTTTTACCGTAAAGCGTCAATTGCTTTTGCAAATTGATCAACATCTCAGCGGCGGTTTTAGTGAGATTGGGGTCGGCGATAGGGCTATTTAAATTCGATTCTTTTTTGCCGCCAGCGGCAATGTGGTCATTAAGCTTTTGCCTAATAACTAAGAGATCATTAACTCGTTTAACGGCAGCTTCCAACTCGGCTTCAAGTATAACTATCTCTTTACCTCTGGCCTCCCGACCAGATGAGAAACGTTGTTGTGCCTTGAGGTATTCTAATTTTGCGGAAAGAACATCTGCTTCATGTGAAGCAGATGCGAACTCGTCATCTAAATTTATCAACTTAGCTTTTGCGGCAGCAACAGACAGTTTCTGATAGTTATCAGCCAAATTTGCAATATCAGTATTCAAGTCCTGCGTACTTGATTTCGCACTGTCAGCCGTCATGGCCCAATAGCCAAGTGCAAAAGCCGCCATAACAACGACACCAGCTGGCCCCCCAGCTAACGCCATCGTTGCGTTGTATGTTCTGGCGGCTAAGGTCGCATTGTCAGTGGCAACTTTCACTGCTTGACGGGCTGCGGTCAGCCTTGCCTCCGCAACAACGGCTTGACCTGCTGAGATAGACGAAGCTCTCAGTGCTAAGGCGCGAGCTTCCTCAGCCTTGGCCGCTGCCAAAGTCGTAGCGCGAGTTTTTGCACTTTCTACCTCATTCTTAATCAAACTATAAGTATGGATGCCTAGTGCCGCCGTTCCACGACCTAATGCAGTAACTGCGGCATATCCAACTACATCTAATAAGGTGCCAAAGTTTTCACTTAAGCTAACGATACCGCTCGCAAGGGTAGCGGTAACACCATAGGTTTCGTTGCTTTTACCAATCCAGTCGCTATAGACGTTATTCAGAGCCGTCAGCGCATCTCGCACCGCTGTAGGCATATCTTCTACGGCTTTAAGGTTTTGTTGGTGCGATTGCAACAATGCATTGGTCAGGTCGGTAATCGACAACTTACCAGAGGTGCCCAATAAGCGGATCTCCGCGCCTGTTTTACCTGTAGCTGCGGTAAGGTTGTTGAGGATACTCGGCATTACCCCAAAGATAGATTGCCAGGCATCGGCCTCAACCTTGCCTTTCTGAATCGACTGGGACAGGGCATCCTGTGCCTGCTGTGCTTTATCCGCGCTGGCGGCGTTAGTCACTAGCAAGGCGCTGTAGCTGTCCACAATATCAATGGACTGGTTTAGGTTATAACCAAGGTCGCGCAAAATCGGCGACATACGAGTAAAGTTTTCACGGGTTTCNGTCAGGCTGCGATAGGTTTGGTTGGCGCTGGCCACCATGCGCGATTGAGCATATTCATACTCTGCCGCACTGGTGGTGGCCATCTTCATCCGTGACGCCATTTGCCCCCACTCATCGGCGCGATCAATAAGATCCATGGCGGTCAAGCCACCTGCAAGCGCAAGGACTGATTGATACAAACCACCAAAGCTTTGGCTTGCTTCATCCGCCGAGGTGGCCGTTTTATCCAATCCTACCGCAGCCGTTTTACCCGCTGTGCCCGTGGCCTGTAACTCACCCGTTAAGCCGATGAGTTCTTTTTTCGCACTACCCACCACGGTCACCAGCTGGCGGCCGTCGGCGGTTAATGTCAGTGCAAGTTTTAAATCATTCATCTCATGTCACCTTAACAATGTGAGTAACTATTCCAATTCAATAAAAAATGGGTGATGGGCTCACAATCATCACCCACGGGTCAGCAACGTTCACTGACAAAAGACAGAAGACCAATTCCTACCCCACTCGCACAAACATCTGGTCTTCTGTCGGAGACTAGATCCCCATCTCGCTTAGCATGGCTTCTTCTGTTGTTGCGAGTTCTACGCGATCAATCTCGCTGTAGATTTGATTGATATGGTTGCCATAAGTGGAAATACCATTACCACCTTTTAACGTATGTATGCTGGCGAGTTTTTGAATGCCTAAGCGGATACTGTCAGGTAACTGCTCGGGAAAAGATGCGAGTACTTCGTCTCGCTTTAGATCCCACATTTGGTTTCGTGCTTCTCTAACCTTGCGCTCAAACTGGCCGCTTTCAACACTTCCCCAAAAGCTCAATTTAGCCTCACAGTTAGTGATTAACTGAGCACAGTCATTATAAGTTGCTTCAGCTTGAGCATACTGTTGCTTAGCCGCATTAAAATCTTCATCTGTTACGGCATTGCTCATTTGGCGTTGAGCTTGCTCCATACTGTATTTATTGGAGTTCAAGCGCTGGCGTAATTCCGGTAAACGAGTACTTCGCAACTCAACCATGAGTGCTGTTTTTTGTTCAAACTCGGCTTGGGCTTGTTTAAATGCGTTAATCGCTTCAATTAATGTCATAGCTACCTCGGTGTCATTGTTCAGGGTTTGAATTTGGTTTACATTGTGTTCAAGTGATTCAGGGGGAGACTCGGCTCAAAGCCCTGTAGTTGCTGTCAGCACAGCCGACGTCTGGGCTAGATCCCTTATTTCCCCTTGAGTTCTGCGGCCTTATTGCGCTGATGACGATAAAGCGCCGTAAACTCTTTTGTGATCTGTTCGATGCGTCGTTCCGTCATACTGTGTTTTTTTGCAAGCTCCGACTGGTTTCGCCCATTAAACTCTTGGTAGATGCGTAAGTTACGAAGAAACATCTCTAATGATTTACCATTGGGGAGGTAGAGATCTCGCCCTCCCAAATAAAATGCAATAGAGGCTATGATTTTCTCGGTCAGTTTGTTAGCAACGACTTTCTCTTCTGCTAAACAGGCATCAATAACATCACTCAGTGCCACTAAGTTTTTAGGCCATTTACCCTTAAAGATGTTCGACTGATCTGTAGTCATACTATCGAGTTGTTCGTTAATGCTGCTCATCATTTGCCCTGCCTTAGAGATAGTTAGCAACTAACAGCGTCAGTTGACCATGGAGGGTATTGCTATCACCGCCATTGAAGGTGGCTTTTAATGCTTCTAATCCGGCGCGTTCTTGGCTGCTACGAACGACTAATAACATTGGTTTAATCGCTAGCGGTCTGCCGCCATCGGCTTTAAAAGCTTTCATCACTTCTATTCCGGCCCATACATTCGCGGCAGTTAATTCCGCTTTAGAGCAATAAGCCATTTGCCAAAAACCGTAGCCTGCATTCGCTCGACAATCGACACCAAAACGAAACACCCTTGACCGAAAGACATGCTCATCATCAGGTTTAGTCATTGCGGTAAACTGCATCTCACTGCGAGTTTGATAAATAAAGGGTTTGAGGGCACGACTGGTATCGAGTAAATACCATGCAGGCCCAGCAGAAGCGCCGCCATCGTTGTAGTTACTGACAGCAACCGCCTCCCCAGTACCATCAGTATTGGGATATACAGGATGGTCAGTGGCAAAAAACGGTTTACCGTCATAGCAAAGGTTGGATGTGCCACTATCTAACAGGGGTAAGAGTAACTCATCAGGAAAGACCTCAGAGCTACGCCCCATCTCTTCAAACAGTGGCGAGTAGATCCCCGTGTCATCATCTTTGATATCGTCGCGATCAACACCAATCGTGGACTCAAATGGCTTATTGGTGATGCAGTAACCGTAGGCTTTTAAGTTTTGTATAACGCGCTCACCAATCCACTCACGGAATGTAGGCCACTGGCCTAACCAGCCGTAGGTGTTGGACTTAGAGGAGGAAGGGACTATGGTGGCAATTTGCTTATATTGGCTAGCCGCGAGTGATTTACCTTTTTCAAAGTCCTGGCTAAATGTCGTCTTTAACTTGTTTAGAATATCAGCAGAGATAATCATGGTGTTCCTTGAGTGAGTAACTTAGGAACCCATTACACCTTACCCCAAAACATTTCAGGGTAAGAAAGGTTTCGGGAAAGCAATTGCCTTTATGATGGCTGGAAAAACAGAATAACTAGGGGGATTAAGCTGATTTTTATCACTTTCCATGTAACCTTTAAAAGCGAAATGTCGAACACTACTGGTTAAACGGCCCACTCCTCATTGTAAGTATCATCAACCACCACAGATTTGCAGGTGTGACAGTGCCAAACACCCTTCTGATAGCCCTTATTAATACACCGAATGAGTTTATTACTGGCATCAAAACACTGTTGGCAAAAAGGCCCATCTCTTTGACCATCTGTAATCTTCCAATAAAATGGCTCTTCCCAGATAAGGTTATCTTTTAATTCGAGTTGCGCTTGAAGGCTTCTAATTTCAGCGTCTTTAGCGGCTAATAACTCGGTAATGTTGACGATTTCAATCTTTGCATCCGCTAAGTTACCAAGCAGATCGGCCAATTTAAGCCTAAACTCCGCTTGATCGAGTTGTTTCGCACCATCTTTGATGAGTTTCGCGACATCTGTTGCCGTTTTGATGCTGGTTAAAGCCGCACTTACCATTGCTATATCGACCATCGGAATTTATCCACCCTAGATTGAAGGTTTAAAAGATAACTGCCATCGTAGCAACAGTGGTGACAACATCAAGAGCAATAGCGTTTAAATCCCGTTTAAATCTTTCTTAAATCGTTTAACTAAAAAAAAGTGCGCCATGCTAAGCAGTCGAAGCTAACACTGCTTAAAATGGCGCTCAGGGCGTTTTTACTGTTGGGCGGTTTGGAGGGCGCGAACTTGGGTTAAACCAACGGATAATAACATCTGAATGCAGTTCAGTTGTCTGACGATGTGCTTAGGTGAGATAGCGTGTAAATCCTTGGCTTCATCAATAAGTGACGACAATAGCTCAAGCAGTTCAATGCCTGTTTCAATATCATCCGTACCGCCACAGCCCATGAAAAGTAGGTTTTGATGTTGGTTAATCGCCTCGAGTAACGGTTGATTCATCGGTTAGCACTCCTTAATCAATTCTGCTGTAACAACGGGTTCCCCTAGCTCTTGGGCTAAGTTCATGGCTCGGGACACGAGGTTATTAACGATCTGCGGGTACACCATACTAAAGCCTGTTTCTTTAGTGGTGAGTCGATTTTTAATTGCAGCAAAGCAATCTTCAGTCATGATCTTGCTTATTTGCCCGCCAGCCCGTTCAAACTTGTGAGTAATGTAGGCGCCAATTTCACCGTCTAAATTAGGCACATGCTCAACCATACAACGGCGTATGAACTCCCTTAGCTGATAGTTCTTGCGCTCGTTCAGCTTAATGGCGAGCTCAGTTTGACCAATCAGCACAATACCCAGCAGTTTGGAAAACCCATCTTCCAACTCCCAAAAGCGTTTCAAATACTTTAAAACAGGGATACTGAGATCATGGGCTTCTTCAATGATCAGCACATAACGCTGACCGCCTTTGGCACCAGCTCTAAGCAAACGTTCGACTTGGCGAGCCTTATCTTCTAATGAACGTTTAGGTTTTTCTTCACTGATATCGCCAATAATGGCATCACACAATCCAGCGGCGCTAACGGCTGTTTTATCAATGATTTTTGCTTGAATAATATCCACATCGCCATCATGTTGAAGATCCTGAAACAACTGCCTACGTAGCACGCTTTTACCCGCCCCTGATTCCCCGACTAAGGCTAAGATCCCTTGGTGCCTTGCAGCATCACGCATAGCTGCGAGAAGGTAGCGGCTATCTTCACTTAAAAACACATCCTTAGCTTCACGAATGTCATTGATGAATGGGTTTTTAAACAGTTTAAAGTGCTTTAAGCTGGCATGTGTTAGCATTACTGTCTCCAGATTGAACTCGTTTTCGTGTTGTTTTGTTTGGAGTATCGTCTGGTCAGGGTTGGCAGACTCTGACCAGACACCCTCTATTGCAATGTCTTTATGTTGTAAAAAGTGGTGAACCTCATCCATAAATTGTGCTTGTTTCCTTTGGGGCAATACGCCGTGCTGCAAGGCTTTATGCACTATGGGGTATTGAAATGACATCTTCACCGCAAGATCACTTATGGTATATCCCGCCTCATAAAGCCGCTGTTTGAGCACAAGCATCATCGCCTCCTAAGTTATTAATGAACTGCTCAACTTGCTTACGGGTAAAACCTGTAGGGTATGCTTGTTTGAGTGCCTCCTTATAAGGCTGTAACGCCGCGCCTTTTAGACCTAACGATTCCGCTAATAGCTTCCACGTTTTAATGTCAGACAATGGCGGTTCATTAATCGTTGGGATATCGACAAGCAAAGGCTGGCCTTTACGCTGCATAAAACTAGGTGGTGTTTGTTGCTTGATATCGGCCATGGCATCAATCGCACCATTAAAGGCCACCCGACGAACTCGACCTTTGCGGCTCTTTTTAATCTCAAGAGGATCACTCGTTCCCCAAGCAGTATTATCCATCTCTTTTTTGCGGCGTTGCGGTAGACTGTCACTAATAGCGCGGTAATTCTCCCCATAAATGGGCGCGTTGATATTAAAGCCCGCATCATCTTTTTCCATGGGTTCAACGATGTAGCTATGGACTTCACCATGCTCATCTACACGCTCAACATCAATTGCTGGGCAGCGATATAGATTCACACTCACATAGACTTTTTCACCAGCATAAACGCCTAAGTGTTCTAGGGAATAGGTCATTGAGTTATGCGCCTTGCTGGGGACAAAGGTGATGCTCAGATCATTAGCTTTAACAGTGCGCTCAACTCTATCTGTCTGCACAAAGCTACGCATAACCTCGGCATCGGGCGCTAGCCGTAATTGCTCAGGACGAATCGTCTGATACAGGCCATAGCGAGTTTGCCCATATCTGGTGTGCTTCGATTCACTTTGAAACCCAATAGACCAGAGCGTCGCCATCGCATTGAGTTCTTCAATACTATTAACAGCTTGGAAAGCTAGGCGTGCCTCAAATTTCTTTTCGATCACGTTATGCATACTCTCCACCTGACCTTTAGCCCAAGGTTTGCCTGGTGTATGTATGATGTGATTAACACTGAGCTTATCCAATAAGCGCCTTGTCATCGCGGCCATGTTGGCCGAGCCCGCATCCCAAATGAGGATAAAAGGTACTCCGTGCATGAGTTCACTACTTGAACGCTTGCTGAAAGCTTCAATTAAAAATTGAGTAATGGCTTCCACGCTTTCACCAGGCGACAAGATATAGCTTAAGTGAAATGCGCCGCTGTAATGATCGGTGACAAGGTAGCGCAGCACACGGTCATTCTTCACTCGCTCTAAGTTCGCGGGTTTGTTTTTATAGAATTCTGACTCTTCCATGACCTGTAAACCCTCTTGGTTTTTGAGGTAATACAGCACACAGATTGAGACGTCGAATTGCCATACATGATTAGGATGCAGGCTGCGCATACTGCGCGTAATAGGGTTAGCATTAAGCTGTTTGGGATGAACATTGAACTCGTCCATCTTCCTCAGCATTGTCGAGGCTGAACACTTATTGGCTAGGTGTCCATTGGCATAGGCGATATCAATCGCATCCTCAACCGACATCAGCGATTTACTGTTTTGGCGCTGAGATTGCCGGATTAAATTTGATACCCAAGTCGCTTCTTCCAAGGTCACCCGAGATTGGCCGCGATCTGAGCGTTTTTTACGAGCAGAAGACCAGCCGACTTGCGATAACTTTTCGTAAATAGAGCTGCGTGTTAACCCGAGGAAATTACATGCACGGTCAACAATTACGCCTTGTTGACCATGCCCAGCAGAAGCAAGCTCCTGGGCAATGCCGTCCAAGTATTTTATGTGCTCAATAGGCAGTGACGACATCATAATGCTGATCCTTGTTGATAGATCATCAGCTCGTTATTGAGGGCTGTGATAATAGTTTGATCAAGACCGACTCGAGCGCTGCCTTCCATCATCCGCGAGATAATGTCATGCATACTGCCTTGGTATTCATCATCAAGATCACATGGATGGTCAATGGCTTGAATTGCGGCAACCGCATCTTCAAAGGCGGCTAACCCTTTGAATATCTCGTATTTCGCGTTAATAATAGCTTGGCTTAATACTTTGTTGCGCTCGGCTTCCAATTGCTTAATTTGGGCAGGAGTTCCTTTGCCTTTAGCTATCTCTAAGGCTTTTTCAAGTTCATGGATTTGTTTGCCTTTCTTCTCTAAAAGCTGATCAGAAGCTTTAGCCGATAGTTCAAGGTGCTCAAGCTTTTCAGTGAGTTTGTTGGACTCGGCACGGTGTTTGGCGGCCATTTCTTCAATGATATCGAGCGCTTCCTCTTTACTACCGACTGTCAGTTGATCGCCGTCTACAATAGCTTTTAGCTCGTTATCAGGTAATTGACGCAAGCGGCGTAAGTCGCGAATCCCCATACCAGCGGCTTGCATTGCTTCAAGGGCTTCTTTACCGAACACCTCTAAGTTCTTCAAACGTTCGTCAACATTGGATTTCGACTCTCCAATCAGCTTGCAGAACTCTTCCCAAGTCCCTTGCAAAATTTCTCCTGTCGGCAATTTTAAACCTTTAAGATTTTTGTAATCCTTTGTTTCCTTTACATTTTTTAAAATTTGGAGACTGCCGACGCTGGCGAATTGCTTAACGGCGTTAGCCATTTGAATGCGACCAACGAGGATTGATGCGCTAGCTGCTCCAGCGAGTTTGTCCCCAGAAACTAGCCCTTCAATATTCGCTTCCATTTTCTGCGTGATTTCTGCTTGGGCTTCTCCAAGACGTTGCATTTCCAACCCATGCATAATTTCGGATGGGCTTGGGGGTGATGAGGGATTACTCATAGTTCTTCTCCTGCAACAGATTGATATTTTTCTTTGATTTGATGGATCATTTGTAGCCTTTGGTTTTGGTACTGATGCGCCAAGGCCAAGAGTTTTTCAGACATGCACCAGCGCTCACTTCGTCCATTAGCATCAACGGACTTTAACCAGCCCAAACGCTCCCAAGTGCATAGCAAGCGGTAAGTGGTTGTTCTGGCATAGCCGGATTGGTATTGCAGTTCATCAAGCGTTTTACCTTTAAGGGATGCGCTCGCGACAAGCTGAAACACCCTAACGGCTTTAATGGTGACATCCTTACTCTGTTTAATTTCAATCGCATTCATTGCCATGGCTCCATCAACGTCCATCAGATCATTCTGTTGTCCGCCGAGTGCTTTACGGCGGAAATTAAATGCCAGCCTTAATAATGTCGGTGAGACCCGCCAGCACACGGAGCGATCATCAAGCGCCACCTGTTCTAGCCAGTTCATCGTGGTAAAGCTCGCCAGTGCGCGATGTACCGTTGTTCGAGGTTGTCCAGACTGTTTTTGCAATTGCTTAAGTGTGCAGCCCTGGTCCCCTTGTTCAGCGACTAGCTGAAAAATGGCCTCAGCCTTGACTAACGTGTTGGTGTTTCTGACTTTAGGAGGTTGATAACTCATACAGCTTTCCTCTTCATCATCAAGTAGCGACTTAACCCTGATCGACTAGGAGTTCTATCAGCCCCAAACTTAGCCGCTACCTCAGCTAATATGTCTGTTTGCCTCATGTATGGCAGAGAAAGAATAAAGGCTTCAACTTCTGGATCTTGACTGATTTTTGTAGGCTGGCCTCTCCTATAGGTATTGGCGCACTGTTTCAGCTCTGGTAAGGGCGATTTATCAAAATTCAAAGATAGCTTAGCTTCAGTTAGCACTGTCATCGCTTCATGCTTTTCTAAGCCTTGCAGTAACTTAGCGATAGCCATAATCAGATATTCGTTATTCATCAAACCCTCCATCCAGCTCTAATTGGGGTTGGCTGTGTTGCTCCACGTTCTGGTGATGCCAAGCAACACCTTCTAACAACTGCGTGAGTGATGAAAGGGTTTCGGCTTGATTGGCGCAGCCTTCATAAAACGCGAGGATCAAGCTGACACTTTGCGTAAATGAGGCTTGCAATTGATTAATATCCACCGCCTTTACTTTGCGGCCAGTGGGGATATCTATCAGCAGCTTATGGGCTGAATGGCCTAAATAACGTGTAACAAAATCGGCACCACAGGTCTGTTCTAACGGACGGATCATTAACGCAGGTAGGCGGCCTGACTCCATCCATTTATAGATCACCCACTTATTCGCGAGTCCCATACCATCGGCCACACGATCAACACTAAAGTTATGCTTTTGTCTGGCGACTTCGAGACATAGCTCAATTGCGTGAGGGATAGAGACGGCATTACGTTTAAGCAAACTGGTTCTAGCCATTGGAATCTCCTTTAAACAGGCATTAAACAGCGTTTCCAAAAACATCTGAGGATTGCTCCTTTTCAGTATTGCTTGGGCTGTTATGCTCATATTCGACCTCATGCCACTTTGGAGATTGCAGCTATGCCGGATTCATTGATCAGTTCTGCACGTAGCGCTTGCCCCTTAGGGCCATCCCATGTGCCCATAAGGCAATGGATAGCATTTTGTGGCTTGATTCCGTTGTTACGGCACCATTTAGTTAAAGAAGAACCCTGGCCAATAAAGCCAGCTCTCACTTGGTTGTATAAGTCACGGCTAGGGATATGATTATTGACGTTCATAGTGAAACTCCTCAATATGTATATACAATTAACAAAAAGAATACTCATTACTCAAATGTAGTATTCATATGTAGTATCGGATTGTCAATATGAATATTGAATTAAAGCTTGTAGATGTTTTATCGAGAATTGCTAAACTAAGTGATGTTTACACGGACGCTGATGTCGCAGAAGTTCTTGGAGTTAGCCCCCAAACTTTGTCTACTTGGAAAAGAAGAGGGACAATCCCTTATGAAAGGATTTGTAGCTTTGCCACTGCAAAAGATGTTTCTTTAGATTATTTATTGCTTGGCGTGAGTGGTCGTAGTTATTTAGGTGGCCTCGACCCTATGTTGTTGGAAGGTATAGGAATGGAGTTTGAAAAAACTGCTCCTGAATTGTTAACTATCCATAACGTAGGATTGATATACAACAGAGTTATTAGGCTACTGGAGCCTAACGATAACTGGACAAGGGCTGTTAGAGAGGAAGTAGCTTACTTCGCTCAAATATCTCATGCACAATCAAGGGTAGAAATAGGCAAATTACCTCCTATTTATGAAGAAGAAAGCAGAGTATTTAAGAAGGTAGGTATCGATGCTAATGAAGTCTTTGGGGTATCAAAAAATGATGATACGACATCTGTCAAACAGCATGTTTCAGGAAACAAAAATGAGGTTGCTGGTCGCGATATAGTGAAAAAAGCGAAGTAA